GGAAGCCCTCAACGCGCAGATGGACAACCGTCAGGACCACATCGATGAGGTCCGTGCTGCTGAGGTGCGCGACTCCCGCGTAGCCGAGGCGCTGGCTGCTGCTCCCGAGGTGCGCGCTGTCGCAGCTCCCGAGCGTCGCAGCGATGTGGACATCCTTCGCGCCATGGCGCGTGGCGAGATCCGCAGCCACGTTTTCGAGCAGCGCGCATTGGACACCACCACCAGCACCAAGGGCCAGGAGACTGAGCCGCAGGGATTCCTTGCGACGATCCAGGCCAAGTTGCTGACCACGGGTCCGATGCTTGACGGCTCCGTCGTCAACCTGTTGAACACCAACAGCGGCAACGACATCAAGGTGCCGGTGGAAAGCACCCGCATGGCTGGCACGGCGGTGGCTGAGGGCGCGACGTTCGCGGTCTCCGACCCGACGTTTTCCAGCTTGACGCTCCGGTCACACAAGATCGGTACGTTGGTCGTGGCCTCGCGCGAGCTCGTTGAGGACACAGGTGTTGACCTGCAGGCCTTCCTCGGCGCGCAGATCGGTGTGGCGCTGGGAACTGCAGCCAACAACCTGCTGACCAACGGCACCGGCACGGTTCAGCCCAACGGCATCGTGACCGCTGCTGGCTCGGGCGTCACGGGCGGCACTGGCGTTGCCGGTGCTGCAACTGGTGACAACATCATCTCGCTGCTGCACAGCGTTGACTCGCTGTACGCGGCCCAGCCGAACGCTGGCTGGATGATGTCGCGCGCGTCCATGGGCGCTGTTCGTTCACTCAAGGGCAGCGAGGGCTACCTGTTCCAGCCGTTCGCAACCGAAGGCGCAGTCGGCTCGCTGCTTGGCTACCCGGTTCGTCAGAACCCCTACGTGGCTAACGCAGGCACCGGCGTCAAGTCGATCCTGTTCGGCGATCTGGGCGCTTTCATCACCCGCGTCGTGGGCGGCATCGAAATCACCCGCTCCGACGAGGCGTACTTCCTCTCCGATCAGATCGCATGGAGGGCCACCATCCGGCTCGACGGCGACCTGGGCGGCGGCGGCTCCGACGCTGTCAAGTACTTCGTCGGCGGCACTGCCTGATCTGCAACACCCCGAGGGGGGCTGGCAACCGCTGGCCCCCCTCACCCATACCCCTGGGGGGCGCTCGGCGCAGGAGGGCGCCCCTCAGGTCACCTGCAAAACCCTGCGAATGAAAGGCCCTGCGATGCCTGCAAACATCAAGCCGGTCACCTTGTTGGTCAACACCAACGCGCCTTGGTGCGGGACCGGATACGGTACGCAAACCGCGCAGCTGGTAACCCGCATGAAGCGCGACGGCCACAACGTCGCCGTCAATTGCAACTACGGCTTGCAAGGTATGCAGACGCTGTGGGAAGGCGTGCCCATCTTTCCCATGGGTGTCGAGATGTATTCCAACGACACCGTGCGCCCGAACTTCAAGTTGTGGACCCAGGAGCACCCAGGCCCGGCGCTGGTGCTGAACATCTTTGACGCCTGGACGATGTCGGAGCGCTACTGGAACGACATGCCGGTAGCGGTGTGGACGATGGTCGACCACATGCCGGTGCCACCGAATGTGCTGTCAGTGCTACAGCGCCCCAACATCACACCGATTGCGGTAACCAAGTTCGGTCACGAGCAGATTGAGCGTGCAGGCGTTGAGGCCCGCTACATCCCGATGGCCATTGATACCAACCTGTATCGACCCGGTGCCACCTTTGACGGCAAGACCGGGCGCGAGCTAATCGGCTTCAGCGACGACGATTTCGTTGTCGGTTGCATCAATGCAAACAAAGCCGCTGGCGCTGGTTCCATTCACCGCAAGGCCTGGGCCGAAAACATCCTGGCGTTTTCCATCTTCGCTCAGGACAAGCCCGACGCCAAGTTGTACCTGCATACCGAGCGCTACGGCAAACACAACGGCCTGGTCATGGATTTCCTGCTCAAGGCCTGCGGCCTGCAAGAGCATCGTCACTACAAGTTCGTCGGCCAGCACTCGCTCCACAACGGCATACCGAACGAGGCCATGGCCGCTGTGTTCAATGGACTTGACACATTGTTGGCGCCAACGCTCGGTGAGGGATTCGGCCTCACCGTTCTGGAAGGGCAGTCAACCGGCCTGCCAGCTATTGTCAACAATTTCAGCGCCCAGCCCGAACTACTCGGTGACGGCTGGCTGACCGAGGGTCAACCGTTCTGGGACGGCGCGCAGATGTCCTGGTTCAACACCCCGAACATCCCCAGCATCGTGGACGCTCTTGAGCAGGCCTACGCGCGCGGCAGGGATCGCAGCGACAAAGCCCGCGCCCACGCCTTGGCCTACGACGCCGATGTGGTGTGGGAGCAATACTGGCGGCCCTACCTGGCTGAGATAGCCGACGCTGAGATCCGGCAAGAACCTGCCGAACCGGTCATCACGGTGCGCGGACCTGAGACCACACCGCACCTAACCATCTACATACCGACCTTCAACCGGCACGAGATTGCCGACGCGCTGGCAAGCCTCGCGCCGCAACTGACCGCCGACGTCGAGGTCATCGTCAGCGACGACGGCCCCAACAAACTGGGCGAGGCGCCGACGCTGGCGCTGGCTGAGAGTGCGCCGTGCCGCGTCACCTACATGCACAACCCCGACCGCATCGGCGGCCCAGCGCAGCTTGAGCGCGGCCTCACCGCTGGCAGCGGCGCGTGGCTGTGGATGATGAGCGACGACGACACCGTGCGCCCTGGCGCCCTGGCAGAGATCCTGCAGGCCATCGAGCACGACGACATTGACCGCTTGATCCTGCTGACCCCCAGCGCCCCCACCAAGGCCGCAGGCATGGTCAGCACACCGCAAGGCCTAGAACAGATCCAGCCCGGCTTGATGATCGCCAGCACCCTGATTACCGCCAACGTGCTGCGCCGCAGCGCCCTGGACATTGACAAGGCCCGCAGCAAGCGCGACACCATGTACGGCTGCGCCTGGGCCTACACCAGCGCCCAGCGGGTCAAGGTCCACGCCAGCCCGGCTTTCGACGTCGGCACTGACCATGTGGGCGAGTTTGTCGCAGCCACCAACCCCAGCGCCGACATCGCCAGCATCTGGCTGGAACTGCTGCAGGACGGCTACGGCATCGTGCCTAACGACCTGACAGCCAGTTGGAATTACGTGTCAGCGGCGCAGGCTGCGAGCGCGTGATGCGCGTCGGCATTACTGGGGCAACTGGGCACCTTGGGCAAGCGATGGTGCGCTACCTGATGCGCCGCAACGTTGACGTCTACCTGGTTGGCCACACGGTGCCCGATTTCATGCGCGCCGATGTGGTGTTCCACCTGGCGGCACCGAACCACCGCGACAAAGCAGCTTGCTCGCAATTTACCTACTTCAACGAGGACTTGGTGCTGTGGTCGGACAAGCACAGCGTGCCGGTCATCAACACCGCCACTTGGTGGCAGCACGCCGGGCGCGACGCTGAGATCTTGTATTACACGACGATCAAGCAAGCCCAGCAGCAGATGTTTGCCGGCCACACCACGCTGACCCTTTACAGCGTCTATGGCGAAAGCGTGCGATCCAATCGCGGGTTCGTGCCGCAACTGGTGGACCACCTGGCTGGGCGCAGGACGTTGACGGCAGCGTCCACCGAGGCCCGCGACTGGGTGCATGTGGACGACATCTGCCGGGCCTACCTGGCCGCCATTGAAGCGCCTGTGGACGTCTACGACGTCGCCACCTATCTGGCCATCAGCCCGATGCGGTTGGCGCAGGTGTTCACCGATGACCCGATGGACGTTTGGCCGGATGAACCGTCAGCCCTGTGCCATTACCCCAACAAGCGATTGCCCGGCTGGCGGGCTGAGATCGCTGTCACCCAATACATCGCGCAAGCATTACAACAGGAGGCGGCGTGAGCATCACCAACGGCTACTGCACGCTGAACCAAATCAAAGCAGCGCTGCGCATCAACGACGCCGTGGACGACGCCCTGCTGGAAATGGCGGTTGAGGCAGCAAGCCGGATGATCGACAGCGAGTGCGACCGGGTTTTCTACTCCACATCTGCCACCCGCGATTTCGTGCCCAACGACCACATCACCGTGGACACCGATGATCTGACCGTCATCACCAGCGTCAAGCTTGACGACTCAGGCGACCTGACCTTTCCCATCACGTTGGCCGTCAGCGACTACCAGGCCGAGCCGGTCAACCAGCGGGTCAGCGGCAACGCCTTCCCCATCTACCGGCTGCGCATGATCGGTGACTACCTGCTGCCCATCTGGAACAGGCAAGCCACCGTGCGCATCCAAGGCACCTACGGATTCACACCCGTGCCGACGGTCATCACACAAGCCACCGTGCTGCAGGGCGCCAGAATCTTCAAGCGCCTAGACAGCCCTCTCGGTTTCGCGGGCTTTTCAGACATGGGCGTCGCGCGCGTCGGTCGAGTTGACCCCGACGTTGCCATGTTGATCCGGCCTTACAAGAAGTATCCGGCTGCCTGATGGCGACCCTCAGCGAGCTGCGCGCAGGCTTGGCGGCCAACCTGGCCACCATCTCAGGGCTGCGCACATCGGCCACGATTCCCGACCAGGTGACGCCACCGATAGCGGTGGTGATGCCGCAGTCCATCACCTACGACAGCGCCTTTGCCCGCAGCGGCGGCGATGAATACGAGTTCTCTGTCATGGTCATCGTGGGCCGCGTGGACGAGCGCACCGCACAGAACCGGCTCGATGACTACTGCTCGGGCAGCGGTCCCAGCAGCGTCAAGGCTGCAATCGAAAGAGACAAGACCCTCGGCGGCAAGGCCTTTGACTGCCGAGTAACAGCCCTGCGCAACTACAACCAAGTCACCGTCGGTGACACCACCTACCTGAGCGGCGACTTCACCGTTCAGGTTTTCTCTGCATAAGAAAGGGCCAGGCACATGGCTAAGTTCGTTCTCAAAGATCCGGTCGTGCAGTTCACGCCAACAGGCGGCACGGCCTACGGCACGATCTCGGCCAACGTGGCCCAGGTCACTCTCTCCATCGAAGCTGACGACATCGAGGTGACAGCGTTCGACAACACGGGCTGGCGCTCACGGATCGGCGGCCTCAAGGGCGGCACGTTCTCCATGGACGTCCACCAAGACATGGCTGCCGGCAGCATTGACGAGCAGTTCTGGTCCAGCATCGGTGGCACCGTTGCCATCAAGGTGCGCCCCGGTGGCACTGCAGCTGCGGGAAGCGCCAATGCTGAATACAGCTTCTCAGCGCTCTGCACTGGCATCAATCCAGTAGATGGCGCGGTGGGCGATTTGTCTACGCAAAGTATCACCTGGCCGATCACTGGCGCGGTCACCCGCGGCACTGGCGCCTAGCCACAACCCTTCTGATTAGGAGTCCTGCGACATGATGCGTGTGCCCCTTCACATCACTTACGACGACGGGTCGGGAGTGGACGTCGACGCGACCGCTCCCGACCTGATCGCCTTTGAACGCAAGTTCGACAAGCCATTCAGCATCTTTGCCAATGAAATGCGCTTGGAGTACCTGCTCTGGTTAGCCTGGTCAACCTGTCGGCGCAAGAACAATCTTGCCGACGAGTTTGACCCGTGGTGCGAAAAGATCAACACCGTTGTGGTCGGTGATGTGAGCGATCCAGTCCCTTTGGAGAGTCCAGCGCCCATTGGCTCCTAGTGCATCTCGCCTACGAATGGCGGGTGTTGCCGAGCCAGTTGGCGGAGGAATCACCGCGCATGTTGGCGACGATGTACCGCTATCTGCGCTGGCGTGCAGTTGAACAGCGAAAGGCTGGTGCGTGATGCCTGCTGGGATGAACGTCAGGGTGGAAGGCGCAGCGCAGAAGATTGAGCAGATATTCCGCTTTGACAAAGAGCTGTGGACCGAGATCCAGCGCGGCGTCAAGGATGCAACCTCGGGCATCAGGTCTGACGCCAAGGCTGCCTACCCTGAAAGTGGCCTGAGCAACTGGGGGCCGTGGCTAACAACCAATAACCGTGACCTGAGTTACGACTCATCATCTGTTAGGGCTGGGGTCAAATCTAGTTTCCGTAGTCGCCGTCGAAGTGGCTTCAGAACCATCAGCGGCTTGGTCTACAACAAGAACGCAGCAGGCGCCATCTACGGTCTCGCCGGTTCCCGCAACAAGTCTGGCGAGTCCTTCAACACCAACCTGAACCTCAAGCGCGGTGGCTCCACCAGCGCCCGAGGTAACGGCACCTGGCCGCGCGCGTTGGGTCCGGCGTGGTCTAGCAATGTTGATGATGCGCGCCGAGAAATTGCCCGCGTTGTCGAGCAGGCAATAGCCAAAGTCAATCGATAGGAGATCCCGTGGCACGTAGTTACGGTGGCATCAACGTCAAGATTGACGGCGACTACAACAACAAAGACATCAAGCGCGCCATATCCGATCTCAAGGCGCTAGAGAACAACGCGCAGGAAACCCAGGGCAAGTTCTCTGGCATGTCCAAAGGCATGAAGGTGGCGGGCGCAGCTGTCGCCGCCGCCGCCGCTGGCATGGCTTACGCCGTTGGCCGCTTTGCCGTTGACTCCATCGGCGCAGCCTCCGACCTTCAAGAAAGCCAGAGCAAGGTCACTGCCGTATTCAAGGACCAGGCCGATGAGGTCATGGCGTGGGCCGACACCTCAGCCACGGCGTTCGGCCAAAGCCGCCAGCAGGCGCTGGAAGCCGCTGGCACCTACGGCAACCTATTCCAAGCGTTCGGGCTTACCAGCGAAGCTGCGCAGGAGATGTCCACCAGGATGGTGGAACTGGCTGCCGACCTGGCGTCGTTCAACAACACCAGCATTGATGACGCTATCCAGGCGCTGCGCTCAGGGCTGTCCGGTGAGACCGAGCCGCTGAAGCGTTTTGGCGTCGCCATCAATGATGCGCGGTTGAAGTCTGAGGCTTTGGCTCTCGGCATCTACGACGGCGTCGGCGCGCTGAACGCCGGACAGAAGGCCCAGGCGTCCTACCAGTTGATCTTGAAAGACACCTCGCTGGCTCAAGGTGACTTCGCTCGAACCTCCGACGGGCTGGCCAACACCCAGCGCATCTTGCAGGCCGCGGTGGAGAACGCTAAGGCAGAGATTGGCACCGGCCTGGTCAACGCCATCGTGGACGTCATAGGCGTCCTTGGCGGCGCTGACGGCATGGTTGGTCAGATTGAAGAAACGTCAAAGAAGCTGTCAACCTTGACGGTCGGCATCGGTGTTGTTGTTCGCAACTTGGCAATCCTCAACCGCAACTTTTCATCCAGCACCAGTGGACTGCTTGACTTTGCTTCGGCAAACCGCATTGCGCTGCGCGTCATCACTGCTGGTGTTAGCGAGTTGGCTTTCCGCGCGGCAGAGGGTTTGTATGCAGTAGGCCAGGCCGAGCAGGAGGCGCAGGAAACAACCGAGGCGTGGGCGGATTACCGCCGCGCCCAGCAGGGTGTCGTCAACGTCACGCCCGCCGTCGTTGACAGCCTCAACGACACCGCCGACGCCGCCGCTAATACTGCCCGCTCAGGTGCCGCCGCTGCCAAGGCGTTGCTGTCCTACGCGATCAGCACCGGCCAGGTGCCCGATGCGGCGAAGCTGGGCCAGAAGTTTGTCATCTCAGAGATGCTGGACAACATCGGCAAGGACACCAGCACCGCCAGCTCTCGCGCCTCTAAGGCCGCCGACACCATGCGCATCAAGTGGGCAGAGGCAGCGCAAGGGTTCACTGATGCCGCCGTCACGATCGAGGGCAAGGCGGTCACGGTCAGCGGCGCTTTGGGCAAGGCTTTCCAGGAACGCGCTGGTGTGTTCCGCGAGGTCATCAACACCCAGGTCGGCTTGATCCAGCAAGCCCAGCAGGAGTTGGACACCTACGCCGACAGCGTCACCAATGCCATCCTCGGCAAGATTGACTTCAGCCAAACCGACGCTGAAGGCAAGCCGCTGACCCCTGAGCAGATCGCTGCCACGATCATCGGCGACATCGCCAACCAAACCAAGGCCGTGACGGCTATCGCCAATTCAGGGGTGATGACGCAGCTGCCCGAGCAGCTCGCGCAGAAGATCCTTTCCCTCCCGCCAGATGCAGCGGTGGCGCTGGCCAACTACTTCGCCGCCAACCCCGCGCAGCTTGAGCAACTGACCACCAACTACAACGCCCTGGCGACGTTTACCGAGACCGCGCTGGGTGTGCCGATGGCGACCACGTTCGCCACCATCGGTGATACCTCAGCGGTGGAGATGATCGCCAACGCCCGCGCCCGCATCACCAAGGCGGCCGAGCGGTTCCGCAATTTCGTGCAGCGCCAGTTGTCTACCGAGATCACGGTGAGCGTGCGCTACGTCGCGGTCAACAGCATCCCCGGCGTCAGCGGCGGCACCATCAACGTTACTGCCCGCGCCAACGGTGGCACCGCGTTCGCCGGTATGCCAACGCTGGTCGGTGAGCGCGGCCCGGAGATCATCGTGCCGTCGGTCAACTCTACCGTGGTGCGCGGGGAAAAGACCCGCCAGATGATGCGCAGCAGCGGCGCCACCATCAACCTCACCGTCAACGCCGGCATGGGCGCCAACGGCGCTGAGGTGGGCCGGGAGATCGTGGACGCCATCAAGCGCTATGAAAGGCTGTCCGGCCCGGTCTTTGTGAGCGCCTGATGTCGCTGCCGCAAACCAAGGTTGAAATCGCTTTCGACCTTTCCCAGGTGGTGCCGGACTTCTTCACCCTCGATGACGCCGTGCGCGGTGTGCTCTCAGGTGGCACGGTCACCAGCATCTACCCGCTGGCGGGTGACATCTTGCAAGACGTTTCGGAGGATGTGCGCTCAGTCAGCATCAGCCGTGGCCGCAGCCGCGAGCTTGAGCAGTACCGGGTGGGGCAGGCCAGCGTGGTGCTGGACAACCGTGACCGCAACTACGACCCCACCGACCTGGGCACGCCCTACCTGGGCCAGATCCAACCGCGCAAGGAAGTGCGCCTGGTTGTCGGCAACAACGTCGTATTCAACGGCGTGGTTGAGGACTGGTCGTTTGATTACGACGTTGGCGGCGACTCCACTACCAGCGTGTCAGCGGTAGACGGGTTTTCCCTGCTCGCCCGTCAGGACATCGGCGGTTTCTCTCAAGGCACCGCCACCACCAATGAGCGCATTGACGCGGTGCTGGACGCATCCGGTGTGGCGTTCCCCCCAGCCAAGCGCGACTTGGCCAGCTCGTCGCTGGTGCTCGCGGCGGGCACGGTGGCCGACAACACGAACGCGCTGGCCTACCTGCAGCAGATCGAGCAGGTGGAGTCCGGTGATTTCTTCATCGCCGCCAACGGCCTGGTGACGTTCAAGACCCGCCAGCCCGGTATTGATGACGCCGCTTATGACGCCGCCGTGGATTACGACGACGCCACCACCGACTACGCCTACCCGCCGCCAGCGCTCACCTCCAACGTGGTGTTCACCGACCAGCCTCAAGGCGTCGTCACTGTCGGATCAGCCACTGAAATCCGCGTGCCCTATGTCGGCATCGGCATGGAGTTGGGCATGGATCAGGTGCGCAACCTGGTGACCGTCACCCACGGCACCGCAACGTTCACTGAACAGAATCTTGATTCCCAGGACGCCTATGGCGTGGTGTCGCTGCAACTGAACGCTGACCTGCTCCACAGCAGCAGCGACGCTGAGGACCTGGCCGAGTACCTGGTGCAGCGCTACCAGCAGCCGGTGGTGCGGTTCAACCAGGTGACGGTGGATCTGTCCGGTGTGCAGACCGCGCAGGTGGCCTCGCTGCTGGAACTAGACCTCACCGATGTGGTGCGGGTGCGGTTCAAGCCCAATGGAGTCAACGCCCGCGTGGAGCGCATTGCCACGGTGGAAGGCGTTGAGCATCAGGTGACGCCGGGCCGCCACCGCGTGACGTTCCGTTTCTCAGCTGCCCCAGGTTCGTAGGAGGTTTCTTCGTGGTTGCTTTCAATGCCGGTGACGTACTTGGCGCGGCTGACCTCAACGAGGCGTTCAATGAGTTGGACATCAACGCCCAGACCGGCACCACCTACACCCTGGTGCTCGCAGATCGAGGCGGCCTCGTGACGCTGTCCAACGCTTCAGCGATCACGCTGACGGTTCCCACGAACGCCTCAGTGGCTTACGCCGTCGGCACCCAGATCGGCTTGCTGCAGACCGGCGCGGGTCAGGTGACGATCAGCCCGGCCTCAGGGGTGACGGTGACCTCGTTCGGTTCGTTGACCAAGTTGGCGGGCAACGGCGCGTTGGCGGTGCTGGTCAAGACGGCCACGAACACTTGGTATCTGTCGGGGCAGTTGTCGGCGTGAGGCTTCTTGTGGCTACTGCCGGCATCAGCCTGCCAGCCCCGACGCCGACGTTGTCCTATACCGCTGATGGTCAATTCACAATCACGAATTACAACGCTGCCCTGTTCTACACGGTTACGGGTGCTACCAGAACGAACGATCTGTTGACGAGCGTCAGCGACAACGCCACCATCACAGCCGCCTACGCCAACGGCCTACCCGTTTCTGCGACGACGACGATGCGGGTTGCCCCCAACGTGCGCATCTTGACCAGCGTGAACACAAGCCTGACAGACACCGGCTGCGGTACGCGGCCCGATCTGTGCTGCCCGGCAGGAACAATCCAAAGCACCGCAGGTAACCAGTGCGGCGGCGCTCCCGGCTCGCTGGCTCCCGACAACTTCTGTGGGGGCGCGTGCCCTGGAAACTGTTTCCAGCTCACCGTAACTTGCTGGAACTGGCGTTGGACCAACTACTCCGACGGCACCGACGGCACCGGCTACACCCTGATCGGCAACACCTGGGGCAAAGTGACATGACCGTCAACATGGAGGACTACCTGCAAGAGCAGTACGAGGCCGCTGTTCGTGAGGGCCGACTGCCTGAGGGTGGTTACACCGATGAGCACGCCAAGCAAGTCACCCCGCTGGATTTGTTGTCGTCCGATAACTACACAACGAAAGACACACGTGACGGTCGGCTGAACACCTGCAAGGACTGCGACAGGCTATTCAAGCCGACCCGCACCTGTCGTGAGTGTGGTTGTTTCATGGCTGTCAAGACCTGGCTAAAGGACGCTACCTGCCCTATTGGGCACTGGTAAGCCGTTCACCTTTTCTACCAAATCGCGTAAGGGAGTCTCATGGCTGGATCAACGGTGTACCCCGGCGCACTGGACAACTTTGCTGAGGAATCGCCCACCAACCTCGGTGACAACGACTCCACCTCGCGCACCCACTCCGAGCGGCACGACGACATTGAATCCGCGATGGAGGCGGTGCAAGGGGAACTTGGCACGAATCCTTCGGGCGCGTATGACACGGTGGCCCAGCGCTTGGCCGCCATTGACGGCGACGCCGACTTCGTCACCTTGGAATCCTCAGGCACCGCCGTTGTCCCGTTGACCGTTATCGGCACCGCCAGCCAGGCCGCTGACCTTATGCAGTTCAAGAACGACGGCGGCACGGCGGTTGCCAACATCTCTGCCGCTGGGGCCGCGACGTTCGCGGGCGTGGAGTCCACGGCGTTCACCACCTCGGGCACCTCGATCTTTGAGTCAACGGCGCTGTCAGGCACGCCCACTGCGCCGACGGCTGCGGTGGACACCAACACCACCCAGTTGGCCACGACAGCGTTCGTGCTGGCGCAGGCGGGGACGGCGACGCCATCAGCCAGCGGCACGGCAGCGGTCGGCACTAGCACGTTGTTCGCTCGCCAGGACCACGACCACGGTTCCAGCGGCGGCGCACCCTTGGATTCACCGACCTTCACCGGCACGCCAGCGGCGCCGACAGCAGCTGCCGACACCAACACCACGCAGCTGGCCACGACCGCGTTCGTTGTCGGTCAGGCGGGTACGGCGACACCGATCACCAACGGCACTGCCGCTGCCGGTAGCAGCCTGCGCTATTCCCGGCAAGACCATGTCCACGCCACGGATACAACGCGCGCGCCGCTTGCCTCGCCCACGTTCACCGGCACGCCAGCGGCGCCGACTGCCTCGGTGGACACAAACACCACCCAGATCGCCACCACGGCGTTCGTCATCGGCCAGGCCGGTACGGCAACGCCGCTGGTCGAGGGTTCAGCTTCTGCGGGAACTGCCGTCCGGTTCGCGCGTGAGGATCACATACACCCAG